CTCCTTCATCTTGCGCTGCTCGAGCTTCAGCACCTCGCCGCACTGGTCGAGCGACAATGGCAGAGCCATGCGTGCGGCTCTGACCATCGTACACCTCCACTGCCTCGGGTCCATCGGCTTCGCCAGCCCCAGAAAGCGGCTCAGACAGATACGCTCAAAGGTGGCGTTAAAGGCTGTCTTGATGACGGTCTCGTCCATCAGCGCCTCACAGATCTCCCCCGGCAGCCCCTCGCCGCACGCCAGATCTACGCACTGCACCGCACCGCCGTCAACGGCATAGCAGAAGAGCAGCACCCGGAAGTCGGGCGCCTCCACGTAGCGGTAAACGCCGGCGGAAGCGAGGTCAACGCTGCTGTAGGTCTCTATGTCAATGCCTAACTCTGTCATGCCTCGCCGCTGTTACAGGTCGTCATCATCCTCGCTGTCGATACCCTCGAAGTCTGCGTCAGCGCTGACACGTCCGCCCAGTCGCTCTCCGTCCTTGAACTTCATGATGTTGTTGAGTCCGCAGGCGATACCCTTGGAGCCGCTCACGTCGTAGCCGAAGAAGGTCACTGAGACGTATGCCCATACGCCGCTGTAAATCTCCTCCTCGTCCATGATAGGGTTCTTGTCCCTGTCCACCACGCCCGGACGTTGGCGGCTCTTGGCGTTGATGTAGAAGTGGTCCTCGTATACCTCGTCGTCCTTGTCGTCGCCGTCACGCAGCGGCATGTCGAGCTTCTTCGGCTCCTTGCCGTTCCACTTGGATGCCACCGCCGTCTTCTTGGCGTTCTCGATAGCCTCCTTGATGGCCTTGATGGTCTCGGTCTCTTTCTTCGGGATGAGTACGTTTGTCATATACTTGCCCTCTTCGGTGTTGCCTTCCGGGGCGTACTTCTGGAATAGGTGTGTGTAACTCAGTCGGCACGGGCCGAATACTACTTTAGTCTCTTTTACTACAGGTTTAATCATTGTGCTGTATTTTTAAGATGTTAATAAAAAATGGTTGTGTTGATAAATGTCTAATAGTTATTATCCGATGCCTCCGAAGTCGTCGGCAATGGCATCGTAGGCGGGTCTCTTGTCGCTTGCCTCCACAAGTGTTGGTTTACCTTGCGGCTTGGTGATAAGGTCTCCACAAAGGGTGTTAAAGGCTTTACGGCCTATGTTCTTCTCTATGTCGGTGATGGTACGCAATTCTTCGGGCTTCATGTAGCTGTCTATCGGGTATCCGGCATCGTAGAGCAGTGTCATCACCTTCTGCGGCTCCCTGATGACGCGGTTGCTTCGCCCCTCGACTACCTTGTAGCCCTCGTAGCTCACTCCGCTCATCGCCTGCTGAAGGGTGTACTCCTCGACGCTGCAGCACCATGACTTGATGATGCTCAGCCACGGCAGTATCTTCGCCGCCATCTCCTCGGGGCTTATAAGCTTCATGCTCTCGTACTCCTTGGCGATGTCGACGCAGCTCTCCGCCAGCGCCCTGCAGCTGCACTTCACCCTACAGAAGCGACACCATTTGCCGGGCTTCTGTGGTCCGTCTCCCCTGAACGCCTCACGGGCGGCGGGCGCAAGCACCTCCTTCGCCCACGTGAGCAGACTGTCTACCGACAGCTCATACTCGCTAAGGTTGTCCAGACGTGGCTGCACGATGGTCATCTTCACCCTGTCGATGTTGTACTCGAAGCTGAATGTCTCGTAAGCGCCTAATGCGTAGATCATCATCTGTGCGTTCTCTATGGCGGACACTCTCACCCCCTTGCCGTACTTGAAGTCGATGACCTCCATCAGTCCGTCGGCTATCACTATGGCATCGGCAGTACCGAACGCCTCCGGTATGTGCTTGGTGAAGTCCAGCCGTGTCTCGACCAGCAGCTGCGCGTCTCTTGTGTGCAGGCGCGCGGCGTTCCACTTCTCCAGAACTATCTCCTTGTAGGTGTCGGTGTGTTCGTCCATCTCTCCGGTGTGGTATGTGCCCTTGAGCTGCTCAATCTCCTTATCCTCCTCAGAGGTGTCGAGCCCCATGAAGCTCTTCAGCTTACGGGCGCAATAGGCATGAGCGAGCGTCCCCTCGAGCGCATATTCTGTCTCGTTGTCCGGCGCTTCGGCCTCCAGCCTCGGCGCGGCGGTGCAGTTAAGCCATCGGCTCGCCGCACTCGGACTTAATAAAGCGTGTTCTCCCGGCATGGCGTGTCAGAATGGTAGGGGTGTCACTAAGTTTCCGTCCGCCGACAGTGACAGCTCATCGCACTGCCGGATGAAGTCGAGCCTCTTGTCGGGCGGCAGCGCCGACGGCTTCTCCGCCCCTAACGTGGCGGCTATGTTCTTGAAGGCTCCGGTCAGCTGTCTGTGGTAGCGCTGATAGGCCTCCCCGTCGGTGTTGGTCTTATAGTTTTCTCCCTCTATTCTTTGGCGTGTTCTGTGCATCGCTTCTCTGATGTCTTCCTCGGTATATTGGCGGTTGTCGTCTCCGCCCTTGTTGTCGTCGGTGCCTGTGTCGGCATTGTCGTCAGTGTTCGCTTCTGCACCCGCCAGCTGTTCCGGCGCGTCCGTGCTTCCAGGCGTGCCCTCAGCCTCTTCCACTCGGGGCGTAGCCTCGTCGGGCTCCGCCGTTGGCGGCAGCTGCGACTCCTTCTGCTTGGCCGCTCTGCGCTTACGTGCCGGAGCCGCCTCTTGCTCGGGCTCCTGCTCTTGTTCTTGCGCCTTCTGCTGTCCCTGCTCTGCGCTTACTTCCACTCTCGGCGGTTCCGCCGCCGCTGTCTGCTGTCCGGCTGCCGCTCCCGCGGGAACGGCAGCTGTCGCTGTTGTCACCTGAAGCATGGCTCCAAGCAACGCTGCAAGCTCGGGCGATACGCCCAGCTGCACCTTTACGGTAAATTCACTTATCATGATCTCTTTTTTAGTTAAAGGGTTTTTTAATACGTTGATATAAGTCCGGTGTCGGGGCTCACCTTGCACCGCATGCCTGCGGCGCTGATGAAGGTCTCGCCGTCGTCACTGAAATAGCCCATCAGCTCGTAGCCGCCTATCGGGGTGTTGTACTTCGCCGTCACGGGCATCTGATACTCTTTAGCGAGCTCGAAGGCTCTGCTGCGTGCCTCTCTCATGGTAAGGCTTCTCACCTTGTCCATCTGTTCGCCCCAGGCGAAGAAGACAAAGGGGTATTTCTTCTCATCGTTAGTCATATCGAGGTAATTTCTTTTAGTTGTTGATAATTCGGTTAATCGCGGATGTGTCATTCGAACAGATACGCCTTCTTCCAGCAGTTGATAATCTGCTCTCCGGTCATCACCTTGCGCCTGTCTATCTGGCGCACCTTAATGTGCGCGTATCCGTTGTTGATGTACTTCGTCATCGTCTTACGGCAAACGCCCAGTATGCGCGCCGCCTCGGTTACTCCATAAAGCCCTTCCGGGTCAACTGTTGGTTTCACTTTAATCATAAACTTCTTGTAATGGTTATCACGTTGGTCGTGTAGTCGGTTCTTTGGGTGAAGCGACATCTCATCAGGTTCTGCATCTGATAGGTCGTCGCCTTGGCACTGTCGCACGCCGCGGCGCTCGGGAGCTTGTATGCTCTTGTCTCGCCCACGGTCATCAGTTTCAGCTCTGCTCGGGTCACTCTCTGTCTCGTAATTTCACTCATTGTTAATTAAGTATTGTGTTAATAATCTCATTCGAAAAAATGGGAGCCTCGCTTAGTGCGGTTATTCCAGAGTATAGCATCCTTCTCTATTGTTTGGCAGACGGTAGATTCGTGGATGCCGACAAGACTTATTCACCGTAGTTATAAGCCCTTTCCAGCAGGGCGGAAACCCCCATTTTCTTTTTATCTTAGATGTATTCCACGTGCTCCAGATAGTCTAAAGCCTTGAAGATGGAACCTATCGCGTTAGTCTGCACTCTGTTGGTGTCGCTTGTTCTCACCATCAGGTCAGTAAGTACGTTCTTCATGTCTCTCGCGAGGTCTCTCATGTTTTCGCCGGTCATTGAACAACCGCTCAGGTCGATGTAATCACTCTCTTTCATAGTGCTAAAAAATTTTAATTGAACTTTATTACTTACTTATATCTACGGGCGAAAAAGAAAACAGTCTTAAATTTGCTCTTTGGATTACAGGTGTGGCAAATTGTCTGACTGCCCTCTTTTTATTGCCTCGATATAATTACTTACTTATATCTGATGCAAATGTAGGGGATAATTTTCAACTATCAAATAAAATCGAAGAAAATTTTAGCCTTATGGGAAAAATTATCGGAAAAATACAAGAAATCGCCCTAAATCAGGGGATAACTATCGGTGCTATCGAGAAAAGTATAGGTGCCAGTAAGGGCGTATTATCACGTGCCATCAATAGCGGAACAGACATTCAAGCTAAATGGGTGGAAGCGATACTTGAAAATTATCCCGACGTGTCTGCTGAATGGCTGCTGCGTGATGAGGGTCCTATGTTGAAGAGTGAGTTGTCCTCGGTGGTGAACCATCAGAGTCATGTGGATGGCAACACCACGGTGGGCGGCAATAGCGGAATGAGCGAGGAGTTCGTTGCCCACCTCATGGAGGAGAAGGACAAGCAGATAAACCAGCTCCTCCAGATAATATCGAATAAATAGAAACAAAAATACAGTCAATAATCAGCCAGTTGAGGCAACAAAACACCTTCCGTTTTCAGCAAGGGAAAATTATATCTCCCAAATCGCTGAAAATCAGCCGCTAAAAAACGGGGTAATTTTGGACAAAAAATTAAGGATTTATGCTGATATACAACACAACATACCATGTTGATGACGACGTGGTGAACAATTTTCTTATCTGGTTAAAGGAGTGCTACATCGTTGAGGTGGAGCGCAACGGCACGCTGCGCAACCCGCGCCTCTGCAACATTCTGAGCCATCGTGACACCGGCGTTTCGCTCTCGCTTCAGGG